GATACATCAGTATTTGATTTCTTAACTAAAAATAAATCATGGGGTGAAAGTGTTATAAATGCTGTCAATGCAGGTAAAAAATCAAAATGGTTTAAAAGTAATAAATATAAATTTTATAGAACTAAAGGTATAATGGGTCAGGTATATGACCAATTTAATAGAATTAAAAAACAAGATAACATTAAATTAGCAAACGACAAATGGAATCCTGGTGATATATGGGCTTCTACTTTATCATCAATACCAAACTTTAATAATATATCAGAACTAAATGAATTTATATCAAAAAATCTTACTAACGGAAAACTTTTATCTATTTCTTTAAAGAAAACAAAAGGTAAAGCAAAAGTTGAATGGCAAGGACCATCCGAAAAGGTAGAAGTAATCGGATATAAAATTATTAAGAGTCCTAAATCTATTTTCCCAACTGGTATTATAATTATGACAAATAAAAGTAATATTGGTATTAATTTTAGAAGTTTTAGAATTATAAAACAAGCTGATGTTACTGGTGAAATTATGCAAATGGGCGGAGCGGCCCGACATGGAAAAGTCGGAACTGCAAAAAAGAAAGAACTAGTTGATAGATATAAAATTCCACAAATGCCAAAATCGAGAATAGGAAGTATGACTGATGATGAATTGATTAATTCCGTTATTTCATTATGGAGTGATTGTGGATATGTATTTCCTGAAAATGATATTGAAAAATATTGGAAAAAGAGAGAAACTAATATACAAGACCGTGTAGGATACTGGCAATCAATTATTCATGCTTTAGAAATCGGAGCATTTTTAAATATGAATTCATCAGTAGCCGATGATATTGTCAATCAAATGTATATAAGTGGCAAGAGTATTTCAGAATTTAGTTCTGAATTTATTAAAATTTATTAAAATGTGATGGAGGTATTTAATATGTTAGATGTTCAAATTGTAGAAGAAGAACGTTCATATGATGATATACAAACACTTAAAGTGTTACATAATGGTAAACTTATTTTTGAATTATCAGATTGTATGGAACCAGAAGATGTTAGTTTTGGTAGAGATTTAAGTGATATCCCAGACATCATCGAAAAAGTATATAAATTAGGATTGATAGATGGTAGACTGGGTGAAACAGTATACGAAGATGTGAAGGGGGAAAAACAATGATACCTTATGTTATGAAACCTTTAAGTTTTCTATATTTTCTATAAAATCTTTAAGTTTATTATATTTCCTATATAACTTAACTGGAGACTTTGTATATATTTCATAGAATAACAATAAATCTTTTTTAGCCATCCAACTGCATTGATATACTATACTTTTTTTGGTTGATAATGATGGATTTTTAATACTTATATTATGATATTCATTTAATCGTTTTCCGGCCATTTTTTATTTCTCCTTTTACATATTTACTTATATATTAAAACATGTTATAATTATTTATATAAAGTACACAGATTTGGTGGTAAAAATAAAATAAGAAGTAAAAGGAGGAACACAAAATTATTCCCTACGTAGGTGGAAAGTATACACAGTCAACTTGGATGAAAACTCTTGTTCCAAGACACTTTAAAAGATTTGGAGAAGTGTTTGGTGGAGCAATGTGGTTTTATATAAGAAGTAATTGGAAATTGGAAGAAGTATATTACAATGATTTAGATGCTTTAATGTATAATTTATTTACATGTTTTAAACAGTATGATAAAATTATTGAAGGTCTTAAAGATTTACCTGCTTTAAATGAAGGTGTTTTTAGTGACATGAAAGAAGTAATTAAGAGGTCATATACACCACCTGATATTGAAGTAGCGGTGGCTCATATTTATTTATGTACTCACATTTTTTCAGGTGTCACTGGCACATTAAGAAATGAAAACTTAAAGATGGTTGATAAACAATTCAAGTTTAAAAAGATGGTAGATCAAGCCTGTGTTAAAAGACTTCATAAAAAAGATATTAGAGATAAATTTGATAAGTTACAGACATTTAATTTATCATATGATGAGTTTATACATAAAGTAGATCATGAAGATTTATTTTTGTATTTAGATCCACCTTATTGGAAAACAGAATCATATTATAAAGAAGGGAATTTTAACGCAGATGACCATGAAAAATTATCTCATATTATAAAAAATAGTAAATGTAAGTGGATGATATCTTATTATGATTTTCCAGAATTACATGAGTGGTTCCCAGAAAATAGATATAAGTGGGTACGTAAAAACTATAAGAAAGTTTCAAGTAATTTGAAAAAAAGTAATATAAGTGAAGAAGTTCTTATTATGAATTACAGTAAATAATAAACATATTTTAAAAAAAACCTTATTTAACTAAATAAATGTAGTTAAATGAGGTTTTTTTATGCCTTGTATTTGACAATAAAATGTATGGAGTGTGTATATGGCAATAAAATATGATGACAAATATATAAAAAGACCTAATGAAGATGTAGAGTATACGCCAGAAAATATTAAGGAACTTAAAAAATGTTCTAAAGATGTTAATTATTTTTTGAAATACGTTAAAATAATACATCCTGATCATGGGGAAGTATTATTTGATCCATATCCATATCAACATGAACTATTAAAGAAGTTTCAAAATTTCAGATATAACGTAGCTTTATGTTCAAGGCAATCAGGAAAAGCACTTTCATTAGATACACCAATACCAAAATCAAAAGGTAAATGGACAACAATGGGCAATGTGAAAGTTGGTGATGATATATTAGATGTAAATGGAAATGACACTAAAGTTTCTTTTGTTACTGAAACAATGAATAATCATAATTGTTATGAAGTAGAATTTGATAATGGTGACAAAATAAAAGCAGACGCTGAACATTTATGGGAAATAAAATTTGATAATGGAAGACAAACTGAAATAATTAATACTAAAAATCTTCAAGATAAATTAAAAATCTTCAAAAAACATGGTCATGGTATATATATTAGATACCATGAGCCAATAGAAAATGAAAAAATAAATCTTCCAATAGACCCATATTATTTAGGTATGTGGATAGGTGATGGTAATTCATGGGATTCAAGAATAACAACAAATATAGAGGATTATGAAAGTATAAGTAATAATATAGAAAAAAATGGATATAAAGTATCTGAATTTAGACCAGATAATAGAAGACCAAAAACGGGAAATTTTAATGTTTATAAAGTCCACACAATATTGAAAGAATTAAATTTAATAAAAAATAAACATATTCCAAAAATATATTTTAGTTCCTCTATTAGCCAACGATTAGAATTAATAAAAGGAATGATGGATTCAGATGGACATTGTAAACCTAAAAGTGGGGCATGTGAGTTTTATCAAAAAAACTACAATATAATTGAACAATTTAGAGAATTGTTATCATCGTTAAGTATAAAATCAAGAATTAGATTTAAAAAATTAGAAGGTGAAAAATATTATACAGTTTCTTTTTCAACTTCCAAATATTTTGTTTTTAATCTGGAACGAAAGAAATTACAACAGGCATACTGTAACGGTCACCCAAAAAATGATCGAATATATTTAAAAAACATACAAAAAATTGATTCAGTTCCTGTTAAATGTATACAAGTTGATAACCCAGAACATTTATTTCTTTGTGGTAAAACAATGATACCCACACATAACACAACTATCGTTGGTGCATATGTTTTATGGTATGCAATTTTTAATAGAGATAAAACAATAGGTATTGTTTCTAATAAAGAATCAAGTGCAAAAATGATTCTATCACGAATTAAGAAGATGTATGAATGTTTACCTAACTGGTTAAAACCCGGTGTTACTGAATACAGTAAAATGTTCACTACATTTGATAATGGAACGCGAATTGTTATTTCAGCTACGTCAGCGGACGCTTTTCGTGGTGAAACTGTAAATCTACTTTGTTGTTTGGGTGGCGAAAATAAAGTAAAAGTTAGAAATAAAATAACTAATGAAATAAAAGAAATTGAAATTGAAAATCTTTATTATGATTTAAAATAAATGAGTTTGCTTTTGTTCTTTTTATATAAATAAATGTATGGAAAAAATTAAAAAATTTTTAAAAAGAAATGAACGTAGAAATAAACATTTATGGGATAACAATAAAAAAACAGGCATTGACTATATTACATGTCCAGTAACTAAAACAAGATTGTCAATGATAAAGAAAAATTACATTGAAAATATATTAAATATGAGTGTTATTGATTTTGATAAAAAATATCCTAATATACAAAAAATATGTAGTAAACGAATTAATAATATTAAATCTGGTTTACAAAAAAAAGATTCAAAAACAGGTTTAACTAAACATCAATTATCAGTTAAAAAATCAAGACAAACATTAACAAATATATGCGATGATGGAATTACTGGTGACCAACGAAGAGCTATAAAAACAAGACAAAGCAATTTAGATAATATAATAGACGGTAAAAATGGATATCAAAGAACAGCAGAAAAAGCAAGACCTAAACAAATAAAAACAATGATGAAACAAGGTAAAATTGCAAATTGTAAATATAGAAAAGAGTGGGAAATGTATAAAACATTTGTATTTTATTTAACTAGAATAAATCAACAAAAAATTGATAGTTCAAATATTGTAATAGGTCTGAAAAAGGGAACATATCAATTAGATCATAAGTATTCAATAACATCAGGATATAATAATAAAATAAGTCCTTTTGTCATATCAAACTTAAAAAATTTAGAATATTTAAAAACAGAAGATAATAGAAAAAAAGGAGTAAAATGTTCAATTTCAATTAATAAGTTAATTAAAGAAATTGGTATCAAATTAGATACTAATAATTTAGAATATAATATATCAATGGATATTATTCATAATTTTATTGATAAAAACAAACCATATTCTAATTTAAATATTAAAGAAGAAATTGCTAAAAAAATAAATGAATCAAACTACAGTAAAAAATAATATATATGAAATTTTTGGTAAAAATGGTTGGGAAGATTTTGATGGTATTGTTAAAACAGAAAATAATAATATACCATTAATAGATATATTTGTTAACAATGAAAATGAAAGCATTATTTCATGTACTCCAGATCATATATTATATAATGAATTTGATGCTAAAATACGAGCAGATTTTTTAAAAATTGGCGATTTAGTTAAAACTAAAATTGGTCTTAAAAAAATAAGTAACTTAAAACAATCAAATACTAATAAAGTTTTTGATATAATAAATTCTGATAGTCATAAAATTTATTCAAGTAAACAAACAAAAACCAATAATAGCATATTAACCCATCAATGTGACGAATTTGCATTCGTGCCTGGGTTCCAAGCTGAAGAGTTCTGGGCTGCTAATTATCCAACAATTTCCGCTTCAAAACAAGCTAAGATTATTATTATTTCAACCCCTAATGGATTGTTTAATATATATCATAGAATATGGTCACAAGCTGTAAATAAATTAAATACTTTTCATCCAACTGAAGTTTCATGGCAAGAAGTACCAGGCAGAGATCAAGAATGGGCTGATGAACAATTAGCAAACTTAGGAGAACAAAAATTCAATCAAGAATTTGCTGTTAAATTTATTGGGTCAACAAGTACATTATTAAATGCTGAAACTATTACGTTTTTACTTAAAGCATGGACAAACTCAGTTAAACGAGATTTACAAGATAAATTAAAAATATGGAAAGACCCAGAAGACGGATGTTCTTATGTATTGGGCGTCGATCCGGCAAAAGGAACAGGTGAAAACTGGTCAGTAATTCAAGTACTTAAAATCGAAAAAGTCAATCCTGTTAAAATGGAACAAGTTGCAGTGTTTAGAGATAACTTAACTGATGTATATACTTTCGCTGAAATTTGTGATAGACTTTCTATGTATTACAATCATGCTCATATTATGTGTGAAAATAATGGAGAAGGGTCAGCTGTTGTTCAGAGAATATGGTGGGATCATGAAAATGAAAACTTGGTCAACTCAGGTTCTAAAGAAGCAAATCTTGGAATTAGATCAACAAAAACAACAAAACCAAAAGCAGTATTGTTTATGAAAAAACTTATAGAAGATGGATGTATAAAAATATTCGATAAAGATACAATAGAAGAATTAGGTTCTTATATTGAAGATAATGGTAAGTTTTTTGGAAAAGACAAACCAGATGATTTAGTATCTGCTTTATTTTGGGGTATATATATATTAGAAATGGATGTACTTGATGAATCATATGGGTTTATTGTAAAAGAAGAAAGCAATGATGCATGGGGAATTTTAACTGATGTCAATGATGGTGAAATGGAAGAAGATTGGGATTGGTTAAATAATTCAAATGTATTCGATTAAAAATATTGGAGATAAATAAATGAAAAAAGTAGATTTAGCAGAAAAAATTAAAAGACGTCTTGGGTTTCCTATGGTTAAAGTTGAATTAGACCCAACTCAAATATATGATGCTATTGATTATGCGAAAAGTAAATTTGTGAAGTGGGCTGTTGGTCAAGCTACACAAGAAACATTTTTTACTGTTATGTTGTCTGCTGGTCAAAACGTTTATGATTTACCAGTTGGAGTAACAGAAATAATTAATTATGAAGAAAGTGGTGGATATGGTGGTGGTATTAATCATTTATTTACTGTAGATAATTTTTTATATAATCAAGGTATGTTTAATGCTCTTACTAATTCATCTACTGGTAATGCTTATAGTTTAGTGTCATACCACATTGCTAGAGATTTCTTGGAAACATTAAAAAGATATACACCAACAATGTATAATTATAAATATCATAGATATACTAATCAATTAGAAATACATCCAGCCCCACCTTCAGGAAGTGCCATGGAAGTATATGACCAAAATGGTAATTTAGTTGATTCACCTGGATATTTATTACTTTATACACATATGATCGAAGGAAGTTCTATTGATGGATGGGCCACTGGTGATACTGATGAAAGTTTTTATGGATTGGATTGGATTTTTGATTACTCACTTGCTGAATGTAAAATAATGCTTGGCCGAGTTAGAACAAAATTTGCTCAATTTGCTTCAATTGGTAATACCGGAATATCATTAGATGGGGATGCTTTGATATCAGAAGGCATTGAAGAAAAAAGAGAATTAAAAGAAACACTAATGCTTGAAGAAGTTTTTGAGGGAATGCCGGTACTCATAGGTTAGGGTTACTAATTATTATTGGATAAAAAACAATAAAAAACATAAATAGTGGGTAAGAAATAAAAATAAAGGAGAATTTTTTTATGATTATCTACAAAGCTGTTAATACATTAAATGACAAATGTTATATTGGACAAACAATAAAAAGTTTAAAAAGAAGAAAACAATCACATTTATCTGGTTCTAATGACAATACATATTTTCGTAATGCTTTGGACAAATATGGTGAAGACAATTTTACATGGAAAGTAATTGAAGAATGTGAAACAAAAGAACAACTTGATGAAATGGAATTTCATTATATAAAACAATATAACTCTTTTAGACCTAATGGATATAATTTGACTTTAGGTGGTGATAAAGGAACTTATGGTTGGATACCAACAGAAAAAACAAAAAGAAAAATAAGTGAAAGTAAAACAAAATGGTGGAATAGCAAATCAAATAATTTTAAAAAAGAATGGAGTGAACGATTAAGTAAAATGAATTCAGGTAAAAATAATCCAATGTATGGTGTTAAACGACCTGAAATAACAGGTGACTTAAATCCATCTAAAAGACCAGAAGTAAGAAAAAAAATTAGTGATAAACTTAAAGGACGTGTTAAAACAGAAGAACATAAAAAAAAAATAAGTGACAGTTGTAAAGAATATGAATGGACAAATGAACAAAAACAAAATCATAAAAAAGCATTACAGAATAGTAAAACTGTTGGTAGATATGAAAGAAGCGATGAAACAAAGGAAAAATTAAGATTATCCCATCTTAAATATTCATATGAGGTTACATCTCCTTTAGGTAAAAAATTCATAATTAATAGTTTATGTAAATTTGCTAAAGATAACGGTTTAAATAAAGCTTCTTTGAGATATCATATAAAACATGATACTAATAATCATAAAGGTTGGATGGTGAGAATATTATGAAGAAAATAAAAATATGGCAATATATTGCTGGCCTATGTACTATATTGAGTATACTACTTATCGGATAAATAAATTGAGGTAATGAGAATTGATGAGACTTAAAAAATACTTAAAAGAAGAAAAATTAGATATCAAAAAAGAAATATACGATGAAGCCTTAAAAGCTTTAAGTAAACAACATAAAATAGACAAAAAGTATTTAGAATATATAGGATATGTTGATCTTAAATGGAAATCACCAGATGCTAAATTAATTCATTTTAATATCAATAAAAAGGAACATCCACATTATAAATCAACTATTGCTTATAAATATGGGTATAAGGTATAATTATGAGACTTGAAAAATACTTAAAAGAAGCTCCAATTGCAGCTAAAGGTTGGACAATGGAATCAATTAAAAAATTTGAAAAAACAGTTGGAATACAAGCTGATAAAAAAGGATTTTTCGATGCATGTGTTTTAGAAATGAAAGACAAAAAAGGATTCGATGTACAAACAGCTGGTGGTTTTTGTGCTTCAATAAAAGATGCTAAAAGTGGTAGTCCAATGTGGCGTGGTAAAGGTAAAAGCGAAAAGAAAGCAAAGAAAGACACAAAAAGTAATAAATTTAAAAAGAAACTACCGGAGAAATAAAATAATATGTATGATATGAATATACTTAGTAAGATTGGTGGGGACAATATAAATAAATGGGATTTAAAAAAAGTTATCATACTTTATGATGGAATAAAAATGAGAATTAATAATCATGTTATAATATTAATTAAAGATTTATATAATGATTTATATGATTTAAACATAACAACTACAAGTATTGAAGATAATATAAAAACAGATAAATATAAAAGTATAAATCTTAGGTTTTTATTGAAAAAAATAAATAAAGCAAATGGAGAATAATAAAAATGTCAGTAACTAGTGTATACCAAAAAATGATGAAAGAAGGTAAACTTAATACACCTATTAGAATATCACAACCAACGCCAAAAAACGAGTCTGGCCGAAATGGTGAAAGATCACCTTTTAAACATGTGGAAGAAAAAGTAGAACCTATTAACAATAAAGAAACTATTAAAAAACAGCTTATAGAACAAAAAGTTATAAAACTTGAAAGACGAATAAAAACTATTGAGGGTTCACTTCAACTAATTATGGACAGCCATATAAAGCTTTTACAAAAATAGGCATTAAAAATGAAAATATGTTGGGATAATTTAGAAAAATTAAAATATAGATCAGACAGAAACCAATGGCAGAGTAAAAGTAATTTTTATAATT